GAGCGTTCATTTGAAGAGGAAACCAAGCTGTCTGGATTCTCGGCCGCACCGGTCAAGAACGAAGGTAGTGCGATTGCTTATGACAACGCACAGGAAGCTTGGACTGCTCGCTACACCCATGAGACGATCGCTATGGGCTTTTCGATTACCGAAGAGGCAATCGAAGATAACCTGTACGATTCACTCAGCTCACGTTATACCAAGGCACTTGCACGCGCCATGGCATACACCAAGCAGGTGAAAGCAGCAGCTGTGTTGAACAACGGATGGGCATCTACCGTTACATACGGTGATGGACAACCCCTGTTCTCCACATCGCATCCTCTGGTATCAGGTGGTGTAAACAGCAACACGCCCGCGACCCAGGCAGACTTGAACGAGACTTCGTTGGAAAACGCAGTCATTCAAATCGCCGCTTGGACCGACGAACGTGATCTGTTGATCGCAGCTCGCCCACGCAAGCTCATCGTTCCTCCGAACCTCCAGTTCGTGGCTACCCGTCTGTTAGAAACCGAACTCCGTGTCGGTACTAACAACAACGACATCAACGCCATCAAGAACAACGGTTCGATCCCAGAGGGCTACACGATCAACCACTTCTTGACCGACACCAACGGCTGGTTCCTCACCACCGATGTCCCCAACGGATTGAAGCACTTCGTGCGGACACCGATGAGTACTGGAATGGATGGCGATTTTGATACCGGTAATGTAAGATATAAAGCGAGAGAGCGCTACTCATTCGGAGTGAGCGACCCCCTCGGCATCTTCGGAAGCCAGGGTGCGTAAGTAAGTGCTTGATTTCTAACAAGAAATCACTTTACTAGCTTTGTATCAGGAACCCCGCTCCGGCGGGGTTTTCCTTTTTGTGGGATCTGTGTTATCATTCTCCGTGTCATAACCAAGGAGAAACGATGGACACCACAAACCTACCTAAAAACCGCCAAGAAGCCAAAGCCACCGGAGCTAAGTACTACTTCACAGGCGAGCCCTGTAAGTATGGCCACATAGCACCACGCAAAACAAAGGGCTCATGCGTTGAATGCCTGAAGGTTGAATGGGAAAAAGCTAATACAACTAGAGCCGAGTATTTCCGTGAATACAACAAATCAGATGCCGGCCAAAAAGCCAAGCGTAAGTACTACGAAGCAAACAAGGAAAATGTAATTGCGCGGGCACAAGCAAGGACCGATGAAGATAAGCGCCGGTACAAGAAAAACCACAAGATTAACAATCCAGATATGTACAAAGAGATGACCAGTATGAGGCGTCGTCGATTTAGGGATGCAACCCCAAAGTGGCTAACCGATGTACAAAAAATGGAAATTAGGCTCAAGTATCGGCTGGCTATTGAATTGAGTAGGGCGACCGGTGAAAGACATGCTGTGGACCACATTATCTCGCTGCACGGTGAAACGGTCTGTGGACTGCACGTACCATGGAATCTTCAGGTCCTGACGCAAAAAGATAACCTGCTTAAATACAATAAGCTCATTGACTCCCAACCCAATAACTGATACAAACCAGTTACTAGGATTTAACTCATACCGACTGGCCTAGCAGACTTAGTAGAGACGGTATGGGGATGCGCTACTACGCGGAGTTAACATGGCTATTTCTACCTTTGACGGTCCAGTACGTTCGCTGGGCGGTATCTATCAACAAGGCCCGTCCACGATCGTTGAGATCACTTCCAGTACCACATTGAATCCCGTGGCCCATGCAGGCCGGATTATTTCTGTTGGCGGCACGCTTGCAGCTAACGTGGTTCTGACACTTCCTGCAATCAATACCTCAGCTAACGTATCTTCGTCCGGCCCGGGCAATGATCCCAATACGGCTAACAACGAAGGCGTTGTATATACGATCTGGGTTCCAACTACGATTGCCACTTCATCGCTCAAGATTGGCACTAACGGAACTGATAAGTTCGTTGGCACAATCCTTGGTGTTGATACTGATTCTTCCAATGCGCTTGTGGCTTATACGGCTGGTGCAACGAATGACTTCATCAACTTCAACGGTGGTACGACCGGTGGTGTTGCTGGCTCATGGGTCCAGATCGTTGCGATTGCGGCCAACAAGTACATGGTCAACGGTATTGCACTTGGTTCTGGCACGGTTGCTACACCCTTTGCTGATTCCTAATAGGAGCGCATCATGGGGATGCAAACCGATGTTAAGTCGTCCCATGTAGAAGCTACAGGGACGGCAATATCAGGCCGAGTACGTATCAAGGGCTATCAGTGCCTCTCGGGGGGCACAGCAGGCGATATTATTTTTCGTGACGGTGGTGCTAGTGGCACTATCCGGTTGCAATTTAATATTCCTGCCAATACAAATAACCCATTTGCAAACTTGATTCCTGGTGAGGGCATTCTGTTTTATACGGATGTCCATGTCACGCTACCAACGTCTGCAAAAGTCACGGTGTTTTATGGCTAAGGCCAAGGGCATGGGGATTGCCACTTCAGTGAAGTCAGGCAATTTCCGCCCTACCAAGCAAGGTGCTGGCATGACGGAGAAAGGCGTTGCAGCGTATCGCAAGGCTAATCCCGGCAGCAAACTCAAGACGGCTGTGACCAGTGATAACCCTGGCCCAAAAGATGCCGCCCGCAGGAAGTCTTTCTGTGCGCGATCAGCCGGCCAGATGAAGCAATTCCCTGAAGCAGCTAAAGATCCTAATAGCCGGATACGGCAAGCAAGACGTAGATGGAAATGTTAAATGGAAACCGGTGCTCTTGTTTGGAATCTCATCACATCATTCTTTGTGGGGCTGGTGATGTTTATGTTGAAACTAGCTTCAGATGAACAGAAACGCATCCAGATCCTATTGAACAAAACTCGGGAGGAAATTGCCCGTGATCACATCACTCGCGCAGAAGTTCGTGCAGACATGGAAAAAATTTGTGAACGCTTTGACACAGGCTTTGCAAGGCTTGAAGCAAAAATTGATGCCCTCTCTGAAAGGAAATGACAATGGAAAATGATCCCCGTAGAGGCCGTGGGCGCCATGGCGACACGAACTACAACCCTAACTACGATCTTGTGCCCACCCAGAAAGAGAAGGGTGCGATGCAGCAAGAGGTAGAGGATGCCAAGCTAAGAAAGATGGATCAGCGTCCTAACCTTGGCAGGATGTTCAAGGCCGGCGGTTATGTCAAAGCTGCTGATGGATGCGCCAAGAAAGGCAAGACTAAAGGCAAAATGGTCGTGATGAAGTAAATCCGCCAGCTGGCGGAATTTACTACTAAAGTAGGGGGTAGTATGAAGAAGCGCAGGCGTTTCCAAGAGGGCGGCGATATTCCTAATATTGATCGGGAGCCGCTAAGGGATAGTAGTGGCGAGATTGTTAGGGATAGCAGTGGTGAGGCTATTATGTCTGGCGGTGCAGACAAAGACCGCGCTATGGGGATCGCCATGCGTGAAGCACGAGATGCTGCGGCCATAGACCAAGCGATGCTTAGGGAGCCTAAAGTTGCTCAATCAGCTCCCGTGCGTGAGCCGAAGATAGAATTAAAAGGCGACACAGACCTTGTAGAACCAAGCACAGCAGGGTTTAACCGGGCGCCTATAAAGACGCCGCCCAAGGCAAAACCAAAGTCTGCCGCCAAGCCGGCTGCCAAACCTGCAAAAGCAAGTGATCGGTCCATGTCATCTTTTGCACCAGATGCTAGAGCTGGACGGTCTACCAATGTAAGCTATTTACGCAAAGACAGATTTGGCATGGAACCAGATATGTACATTGCACGTCGCCGCATGAAAGAAGGGTTTAAGGCTGGCGGCAAAGTTGGATCTGCATCTAAACGAGCCGACGGGATTGCTTCTAAAGGCAAAACACGCGGAAGGATTATCTGATGGACAAAATTAAACGTGTAATGAAAGAGTTCAAGGAAGGCAAGTTAAAGTCTTCCTCGGGCCAGAAAGTAACTAACCCTAAACAAGCCATAGCGATTGGCATATCGGAGCAAAAAGCGATGGAAAAGAAACCTGCAAAGAAGATGGCGTCTGGTGGATACATGGCCGGCGGCAAGGTACATGCGACCAAGATGGGATCGGTAAAGACTGCTGCGCCCAGCAAAGATGGTGTAGCAACCAAGGGCAAGACCAAGGGCAAGATGGTCAAGATGGCTATGGGCGGCCGCTCCTGCTAAGGTGATTCGTGGCGTTTAACCAGGATGTCTACAACTTTGTTGTAGCAAACCTCAATAGTCCATCCACCATTCTTGCTGCTATGCAGCAGTTTGGTGTGGACGTTAATCAGTTGGCCGATGCGATCGGTATGCCCGCATCGCAAATCACAAGTTATTTCCAGAACGCTGGCATTGTTGCGCCCGGGATGTCTGCGCCCCAGGAACAACCTCAAGAGCAGCCACCAGAACCTCCCCCAGAACCTCCCCCTCCAGAGCCGGAACCACCACCTCCTACATACTACCCGGCTGATGATGGCCGGATGTTTACGTCATCTTATGAGAGAGACGTTTACAACAATCAGTTAAGAGAAGCCGCCGCCCAAAGGGAAAGAGAGGCTGCCGCTCAAAGACAAAAAGAGGCTGATGCACAGTCTAAAGCTGATGCCGCAGCCAGTATTTGGACTGCGGAAACGGGGCAGGAAGCAACAACCGAGCAAAAGAACGCCGCTTATCAAACATTCCTACAGAATCCTAGCCTAACCGCACAGCAAGGCATACAGCCTTGGATTGATAAATACAAAGCTGACTTACAAGCTCAAAAAGAAGCAGAGGCAAAGCAAGCCAAGCTTTTGAATGATGCCGTTACAAGCGCCATCCAAAATGGCATGACGGTTGAAGAGATAAAGTCCATAGCAAAAGAGCTGAACATCTCTGAAGCACAAGTCAATGCCGCATTGGAAGCATCAGTAGGATCAAAAGAAGCGGCACAGATAGTTAAGGATGTATCCGGTCTGGTAGACGCCAACAACCAGATAAGCATGGAAAAGGTCGTCAAATATGCTGACGAAAACAAGCTACCGTATGCGTCGGTATCTGATGCGCTGGCCAAGGTCATGCCAGGTGTCACAACCGACTCGCTTGTATACGAAAAAGACAGGCAGCAGATCTCATCGATTGCGAAAGACGGCAAGGTCGATCTTGGTAGTGCTATAGCGCTGGCCATTAAGCAATCAATTGAA